ATAATAAGAAGGTTGCTCCGGGTATTGAGTTTTTATTTAATAATGGATTACTTTTAGGAAAGATCCTTGATTATGGGGCAGGACGATATGGTAGAAATGCTGAATATCTAAGAGGTAAAGGATTAACTGTTTATGCCTATGACCCCTACAATGGTACAGATTGTAATGGTTATGAGAAAGATTGTGTATCTAATAAACTTCCTGAAGATCACTTTGATATTGGATTTACAAGTTATGTATTGAATGTAGTCCCTGAATATGTTAAAGAAGATATTATTAATAATGTTAAATCATTTTGTAATAAGTCTTATCATATCGCAAGAAATATGGATGTATTCGATTCAGCTAAAAATTCTTTGAAAAAGAAGAATAAACTTTTATTGAACTTTATCAAAAATGTATATAATCAGGAAGTTACTACTGATGATGATATTATGAATTTGTGTATTTTTGGATATCAAACTAAAAATGGTTTTCAACGAATTACTAAAACTGAAGGGTTTGGCTTTAAAATAATAAAGAATACTAACGGTTATAAAATTTACGAAGAAGAGCGAAAAAGGGTTTACATTTTTAGCTGATTAGATTATATTGTTATTAACTTAATTGAAAGAGGAGGCTGTTGGTATGAAAGAGTCCACAGCAAAATTGATGAAGAAAGTAGCCCATGTGCTACTGTTTGGAATTAGTACTATTTTAACGGTACTATTGTTTATTCAGTTTTCAAATGAACCTTTAGTTCAAATTGTCTGGGGTACATTTGCTTTTACTGTAGAGTTGGTAAAGATTTTTTCTGTCTTAGAATTAAAGCTTTTTTGGAAACAGCAGAAGTTTAAAATTGCAATAGGCATGAGTATTGTTTATTGTTGTCTTGCTTTTGTATCTATTTCAGCATCATTAAACTTTACGATGTTATCAATTCAAAATCAGTCATTTACTTCCAGACAACAGAATAACAATGTATATTCTTACGACGAGCGAATTGAAGAACTTAGTCGTGATATACAAATCTATAATAGAATGATCGAAGACAAACTAAAAAAGTCAGAAGAGGCGCCCTCTCTATATACAGCGGCAGGAAGTGCGATTTCGGAAGAACTTCGACAGTATCGGGAAGATAAACAGGCTTTAGTAGATGAAAAAACACGTCTTCTTAATGAAAAAGCTGAAGCTTCTGAAAATATGGTAATAACGTCAATTGATTCATTTACTCTTATGGGAGAAAAAATTGGATTGACCGGAGAACAAGTAATGTTTTATCTGATGGGATTATTAGTACTTGTTTTAGAGGTAGTATTGGCAATGACTTCTGGGGAAATATCTGGAACAGTAAAAGTTTCAGAGAATAGAGGAAAACTTGTTAAATATGTTAACGCTTTAATGGATGTTAATGGTATTCGGCTTAATTCAGATTCAAAAATATCTGAACTCACTGGACTGACTATTCATGAATGTAAGAGATTTAAGGGTCTTCTTCAAGAATGGAAGTATGATGGAATTGAACTAATTAAAACTGGAAGAGGCGGATCTAGAGCTAATTTTACTCAGAAACAAATCCTTCAGATTGTAAACGCTAGAACTAAAATGGGGCTTTAAGGAGGATTAAAGAATGAAAATACCTATTGCAAATTGTAATCTTAAAGGGACACCTTTATCGAAAGACACAGTAATGGAAGTTTTAAGTATCATTGGAAACAATAAGTCAATTGTACGAGATACTGAAACAAATCGACTTTATGAGGAGTATAACAATCATATTGAAAATGAGTCTGTTCCAGACAAACAATATACTGGTTATATAGTGAGTATTCGTGATAAATATCTTGAGCGATTCTATCAAACAGACTATAAGGTTATTGGCTATACAAGAGATGGTCGAGTTAAACTTGAAGATCAGAATGGAGAAGTTATTGAAACTTATGTAAGTCGGTTAATATTCAAAGATTATGTTTAACTATTAAAACAGAAAAGAATTTTAAGAGAGGTAATATTATAGATTCCTGATAATCTAAAACCAAGTCCTTTAGGTTTGGGATACAGATTATCTTTAAAAAACCTACTTGAAAAAGTTTTAACTATTAAAGTATAAAAGAAACAAGAACAACGTTTCTTTTGGTTTTTGTTCTTTGACATACATAAAATATAGGGTTTCACAGAGAAAGCATTTGCCTTCTGTGTGTAAAATTTTATAGGCGTTATGAGGTTCATTACCTCAAAAGATCCTTGAAGTATCAACTTCAAAATACCGTTGGGACAACGGGAATTCACGCCTGTGGAGATCGTTGGCTCTGGAAACAACCAGGATAAAAAGTTGTCAGGTCGTTGAAGCAGGAAGCCTAAGTCTTTAGACTTGGGTAGTTCACGGAAAAGGTTTTGAGTAAGCCCCATTATATTGAAGGAAAGGTTTATGAGAAGGGAACTAAGATTATTATTAAGGAAAGTTCTTCGATGAATATTAAACAAGTTATGAGAAACTATACTGGTGGTAGAGATGGTGCTAATTTTGATGGTCGAATACTTAGCCAACCATGGCAATCTCATTATTACCTTTTTAGAGAACAAGGATATTTATATGACGAAGAAGTCTATGTATTTTGGTTAATGGATAAAGAAGAGGTCGACTCTGTTAATGAATTAGATATGCTAAATTGGGACGATCCTGATTGGATTGAGAATGAGGACGGTGAAGTAATTGCTGGAGAATGTCCTTGGAAATAAATAATTAACAACACCCCATAAGGCTATGTTCTTTTGAACATCCTAAAATTTGAGGGTTACTTTTTCCTAAAACAACTTCCCTTTTAACTTTAACTATTAAACTATAGCAAAGAGTTAAGAGGGATTTTTTATGTCATCACCAGATGGAATTAAATTAAAAAAAGATTTAGGACTAAATAACTTCAAGAACGTTGGAGTTTCTTATGTCTATAAAAGTAATCCCAGGATTTATATAGTTTGGGTAAATTCTTTTAATCCAAGTGTTCCTATTACGAAAACATATATTAAAACTTTTAATCAACTAACAATTCATGCAAATACAGATGAACTAGATTATTCTTTTCCAATTGATATTGAACAATTTGGTGGTAATATTCGTAGTGCTTATTTTATTGTTCATGATCTAGCTGGTAGTAAATTAGCCAATGATAGAATGAGGGAATGGAAAAAAGAAGAACCTAAAAAACCACCTATTAAAACTAAAACGTATTGGTTCGGGAATTTACAAGAATTAACAATTTCTGATTTTAGAGATGAAGGAAACGTTTCTGCTTTTACCACCGCTTGGAGAACTGATCGTTCAAGAGTAATGGGTGGAGGAGCAACAAGGAATACTAAACTTCTTGATTGTGTAGTTGATGTTAATAAGAAAACTGTTCAATTTCAGTTTCTTACTGAAGCAACAGAGCTTAATGGAAAGAAACCAAGTAAAGTTATTGGATCTTCGTATAAGTTTTATGGTGGGGACAAAGCTGAAATCGATCCATCTTCAAAAAAACTAAAAAGAAACCCTAGTAAAAGCTATGAACTTTGGCTTCAGTTTGATGACATTATTGGTAGTAATGGATGGTTATCTACTTTTACTGGAGATCAAATAACAAAGAAAGAAATGATGGATATTATTGAAACTTCTGAAGCGGTGAAAGTATGGTCGAGTAGCCCCTCATTCTTGCTCCAAGGTTTTGCTTACTGGACTTATCAGGTGGACGGTGGAATCGTTCCAGAGGATCGTAAGCCACAAAGATGGGATAAATACCATGGCGATGGAGACGCCTTCTTAGATAAGCACCTCGCGTCTCTCTTTAGGTCTATTAGATTCTTTATACCTCAAATGGCTCAAATGTTAAATAAAAAATTAAAAGATAGAGGGCTAATTTAATGCCTAGTAGATTTTATTATGATGACATTAATAATAGTACTTTTCTTAATACACTATATAGTGCGGATCTAGCACTAGAAAATCATTTTGCTAATATGTTATTTAGTGGTGATACAACAAGAATGGTTTATTCTTCTAATGAATTTGCATTTAGAAAACGGGTTGGAAAATCTGAAAACAATTATTCAAACGCTGATCTTCCTTTTATGAACTATTGGAACACTCAAGCGATTAATCCTGATACAGATAGATTTTATTGGAATCATATAGCACAAATGCAAGGTATTTTTTCTGAAGTAGTTGGTCGAAAAATTAGAGTAGTTCCACAAAAAATTGAGTATGAATCAAGTGTATGGTTTAATAACGCTTTTGATTTACAATATGCCATGTCTGTGTTATCTAATGACGATTCTAATGAAACCATAGTATCCTCTTCTGTGTCTACACACGACGGAAAAGAAGTAGAAATTCCATTATACTTGGGATATAGTTTTTCAACTAATGAGTATAAAGAGGATGATTGGTTAGAGCGTAATCATATCTATAATCAAGGTGTAGATTTTTATGTTGATGCAATGTTTATTTTTGATGATCAAGGCCCCGTTAGTATTACAGACGAAGTTATATTAAATTTTATTGCATCAAAAGGACTAAATACAGATGATCCTTTACTTTCTACTACCCAAGTGCTTCTTCAATATTTTGAAAGTTAAATTAACTATATTATAGAACGACATTAAAAGAGAGGTATAAATTATGTCATGGAGAATTAATACAATTGAACAAGATAACTCTCAAGGAGTTGATACTTCAGGGGTTACTATTGGTTATACATCAATACTAGCAGGGAAAGGGCCTAATGAACCCATTCTTATTCAAAAAGGAGCGAAGCAGCAAGTTCTTGAGACATTCGGTTATCCGTCGGCTACGTATCCAGGAATTCAAGATGTTTTAGACTATATTACAAAGTCACAGTGTTATGTGACCGCACCATCTTCTGGTCTAAATGAACTTTATGGTGGTGCAGTAATTAAGTCAACTGGGGCGGTTTCTTTAGCAACAGGACAAACAGCCAATGATGATACTTTTGATTTTTCAAGTATTGACGTAGTAGAGACTGTTGGAGTAGGAAACGGTGTTTTAACAAATTTTACACTAACTGTTGGTTTAGATGACGTTACTGAATATGAAAATACATCTTTAGTAATTAAACTTGATGGAGTCACACTTACATCTTACGCCATTACTGATGCAGAACCAGAAGTTATTACTGCTACAGAATTATCTGCTGGTACTTATACAAGAGCAACCGGAGTTATTGATTTAACTTTTGGATCTGCTGTTGCTGATGGTTCCGTTATTACTGCTGAATACCAATATGATGCTTCAGCGAGTGCTTTAGGTGTTGTTTTTGACAAATATCCTTCTCCTGATTCTGATAAAGGAATTAAGCTCGTATCAAACGACGATGGATCTTTTTTCATGAGTCTTTATTTGAAAGACGGTTCAGGAAATTGGTATGAACAGGCTAGTTCGCCAATTGAATTCTCTTTAGTTGAAAATGACAAGAACGGTTTTGGTCAAAACATTTATGCTCCTATTGTATTTGAAAATAATAATTTTGTAACTGTAGTTATTAACGACAATTTAACATTTTCTTCTTATGTGGATGATACATCCGTAATTCCTTTAGCTGGTGGATCGAGAGGAGACACTCCAGCCGCGTCAGACATTGCTGGAGGTTATACAGAAGCTCAAGATGTATCAGCTTATCCTATTGACATCTTTTTTGATACAACTGCTGAAAGCGCTGTTGCTACGGTATTTGAAACGATGAGAGAATCATATAATCTTTATGCACGATATCTTCTTCCAGCAATAAGTCAAAGCGCAGCTGACCATATTTCAGATCCTACTACATCAAAGAATTCTATAGATAATCGTGGTATTTACTACTATTGTCTTAACTGGGGAATTCATCAGGACATTTATAATGATTCTCCTTTTCTTTGTTCTAATATGGGATTAATTGCAGGAAAACATGCAGATATTGTAGAAAGCGGATTCGGTGGATATTCTCCTTCTTGGATAGATGAAAGTGGATTCGGTGGACAGTTAGGTTCTTCAATTATTTCATTAACTTATGGTGCTTCTGACGCTCAGTTAGAACAATTGCAAAAAGATAGATTAAATCCTGTTGTAATGGATTTTAATTACGGACCGATGATTCGAGCTTCAAGAACAACTTTGTCAGTTGAATCTGATTATAGTTACATTGAACACTCTGGTCTCGCTGATTACATTATTTCAACCGTAGTAAGAGAGGTTCTTCCTCTTCAAATTAAAAAACCTAATGATGATTTCCATAGAGTTACGGTTCGGTCGAAGACTGAAGCAATTCTTCAGGAAGTTGAGGCTTTATTAGAAGATTATGCGGTTAAATGTGATAGAGAGAACAATGGGTCTGACGTTCTTAATCAGAAAAAGTTTGTTCTTACAGTTGGTGTTCAGTTTACACCTTTTGCAAAAACTATTGACTTTATTTTTATTAACAGTAGAAATGGTGTTGATATTCAAGAAGTCGTTAACAAAGGTTAATTTGGAGGTATTTAGATATGATTCAAACACTTAGACAGTTTACAGAAGATGCGTTAGCAAATCAGTTTCAACTGATTATCCCTCCGTTTCCAGGAGTAGAGGATATCCAACAAACGAATCTTAGGGTTCTTACTGTTGATATTCCAGAGTATGCAATTGGAACCTATGAGATTACTAAAAAAGGCTCAAAGATGACTAGACGATCTGGTATTTCTGAGCTTCCTACTGAATTTTCATTTACATATCGAGTAGATAAAAATTATTCAGTATATAAAGGTTTTCTTTCTTGGTTGAAACTATGTAGAGATTCGGTTACTGGAATAATGGCCCCTGAAAATGTTATTAGAGTTCCAATTACTGTTCAACCCATCGATGGTAATAATAACGTTCTTTTTGAGGGCTGGGAAATGTTTGGATGTTTTCCCTCTTCTCATGATGGATTATCTTTTGACGAAGAGAGTGGAGATCCACTAACCGCGTCAGTTACTATGCAAATGATGGGATTTGAAGTTAAATAATGCCAATTCCTACTGTTAAAAAGAATGAGAAAGAAAAGGATTTCATCTCCCGTTGCATGAAAGCAATAGGAGATGAATATCCACAAAAACAAGCTTTAGCGATTTGCTATTCTAAGTGGAGAGACAGAAATAGAAAGAAAGAAAATATCGTTCTCAGTAAGGACTATTTGATTGAGGGGTGCATAATTAAAAAAGGAAGCATAGTGGTTCTCAAAAAATGAATTTTAATTTTCGTACTTTTTTAATTTTTTTCATAATTCTTTTTCCTTTTGCTCCAATTGTCATTCCGTTCTAAATTAACTATTAGAAGTAGGAGTAGATTTATGTTTAGAACTATGTCACAGTATAGACAATTCGAGGATCAATTAGCAAATATGTGGGGTTTAATCTTCCCAGATTATCCTAATTTAGATTTTCATTTAGTAGAAACTACTATACCCTTTTCACAATTAGTTACTGAAACTAGAAAGAGTGGAAAAAAATATTATTCTGATTATACACCAACCGATTCTGTGTCATTTACTTTTAGAGAAACTGAATTATTTTCATCGTTTAATTTTTTTCAAAAATGGTTAGAGTCAATTTATGATTATGAAAAGGGTGTATTTAAAGTTTTTACATCTGAAAGACAAAAATACAAAAATGCAATTATTCAGTTTAGTTCTAAATTTGCTGGAACTACTGGTATAATTCCTACTAAGTCGTTTGAACTAATAGGACTATTGCCATTAGGATTTTCAGAAATATCTTTATCAAATGACACTGGAGAACCTCTTCAGTTTACCGTTAATATGACTGTAGAAAAAGTTAAACCGTTGTAGTAGATTTCATTAAGGAGGATCATATGGAAGAAAACAAAATTACAGAACAGGATTTATTTGGAAACATTGAAGAAAAAGAAGATATTAAAACATTCTCTTCTGGAAAATCTGGGGGAATTCCTAGTAATTACATTCCCGTTAAATTTAATTCTATTGGTAAATTATCGACACCTCCAGTTTTACATTTTAGAAATTTTTCTGCAAATGAATCGGCAAAATTAGCTGTAGCGAATCAAGAAGATGAGTATAGGACTTACATTGACTGCCTTAACTCTATGGTATACGAGTCTTTCGACTGTTCAAAACTTCATGTAAAAGAATTATTAACGATTATTTATACTATTCATGGTTCATTCTTCTCCGATAAGATTGAAAAGAAATTTATTATCGATCCAACTCTTTCTGAACCTGAGTTAACTTCAGACGATAATATAGATACTGCTGAAATTCGTATATCCGACCTTAAAACAAAAACTTTGCCTAAAGAATTTAAAGAACCTATTACTATAACATCAAAAGATACAGGGGTGTCTGCTCAATTTGTCTTACCGCGAATAGGTTTTGCTGTTCAAGCTCAAGATTATCTTGAAGAAAAATATCGAAAAGAATTGATGGACTTTTATGATGTTAAAGTAAAGATTGAAAGTTTATCTTCGATTAAAGATTCAGAAAAACGTGAAAAAGAATTTTATTCTATTTCTTCAGAAATTAGAAAAGAATATGAATCGTTTCAGAAAAAATATTGGGAGGAGTTTGTTATTATTATGAATTCCCTCTGTATTCAAAAAGTTGGTTCGAAGACTGCTACTTCTGTGTCAGAACATATTAAACTCGGTAATTTAATT